ATGGAGATAGGTTGGAAACCTAAAAAACATACAGACAAAGGTAATGTCATTGTTAATGAAGAAGTATTAGATGGTATTGATTTACCAGAAGCTAAAAAAATTTCTAGGTACTTGTTACTTCAGAAAAGAATAGCACAAATCAAGTCATGGATAGAAGCTTGTGATGATAAAGATGGTAGAGTACATGGTCGAGTGCATACCTTAAAAACCATAACTGGTCGTATGGCACATCACAGTCCTAACATGGCTCAGATTCCTGCTGTTCGTTCTCCTTATGGGAAAGAGTGTAGAGATTGTTGGACAGTCGAGAATCCCTACACTCACTCTATTGTAGGAACAGATGCTAGTGGATTAGAATTACGTTGTTTAGCACATTTAATGAATGATGCTAATTTTACTGAAGAAGTTTTAAATGGAGATATACATACTGCTAATATGAATATGGCAGGATTAACAAATAGAGACCAAGCTAAAACATTTATTTATGCTTTCATGTATGGTGCAGGTGCTAATAAAATAGGTAAGATAGTAGGTAAAGGTGCTAAAGAAGGACAAGAACTTATAAATAGATTTTTATCTAACATGCCTGCTTTAAAAAGAGTTAGAGATAGTGTAACAAACTCAGCATCAAGAGGTAAGATAAGAGGTATTGATGGTAGATTATTACATGTTCGTTCTCCACATGCTGCATTAAATACTTTATTGCAAGGAGCAGGTGCAGTTGTATGTAAGCTATGGTTAATTAATATGAATAAAAGAATACAAGCATCTGGAGTAGATGCTAAGTTAGTTGCTTCAATACATGATGAATATCAATATGAAGTTTCTAAAAAAGATGTACAGAAATTTGGTAGTATTACCAAAGATGCAATGAAGGATACAGAACAACAGTTGCAAATGAAATGTCCATTAGACAATGAATGGAAGGAAGGTACAACATGGGCACAAACACATTAGTCAAAGAATTTGTGGGTAGAAAAGACCACAAAGACTATATTAAACGTGGTACTGCAGTAGAAAATTTACTTGTAGAAGAAGGTTTACGAAGAGGATATACTGTAACACCTTCTTCAGAGAAACAAAATATGTATGACCACATTGATTTAATTTTAATGAAAGGAGATAAAAAATTTACAGTAGATGTAAAAGCTAGAAGAACAGGAACAGATAAGTCAAAAGGATTTGATGACTTGTGGACTGTAGTGGAGTTCAAAAATACTATGGGTGATTTAGGTTGGTTGTATAGTAAATCTGACTATATTGCTTTTGAACGTAAAGAAAACTTTGTATTTGCAGATACTAAACAACTTAGAGATATGTGTGAAAGTATTGTTGACGTAACAAAGAGAGTTGCTTCATTTAAAAATGCAAATTATAAAGTTTGGGGTAGGAGTTATCAAGGTAAGAAAGATTTAATATCAAGAATAGAAATGTCTAAAATTGTTGCATTAGATAAGACATTTATTTGGTTAAAAAATCTTGACAATAATGAATAACTCTGATATACTTTTATTTTTAGAAAGGAAAAATACTATGAGTGTATTAAAAGGAAATGCTTATTGGGCGAGCATAACAAGCCCTAACACAACATTTGATTCTGATGGTGTGTGGACTATTGACGTAGGTAATCTTGATACAAAGAACAAAAAGATAGCTCAAGAAGATGGTCTTAATGTTAAGAATAAAGGTGATGACAGAGGAGACTTTGTCACCATTAAAAGAAAAGTTAAAAACAAACGTGGTGATTTAAACAAAGCACCAGAGGTTGTAGATGCACAGAAGAGAGCTATGATTAATACGTTAATTGGTAATGGCTCAGAAGTTAATGTGTTGTATTCTACATACGATTGGGAGTTTGGTGGTAAATCTGGAGTGTCTGCTGATTTAAGGGCAGTACAGGTTACTAACTTAATACCTTACAATGCAGACGCAGATGCTGATAACGCATTTGATGTTGTACCTGATGGTTTTGTTTCTAATGAAGATACAGATGCAAGGTTTGCTTCTTAACTAAGAAAGGGTAATAGAAGACCTAACATCCTCCCAATATTTTGTTAGGTCTTTTATTATATTTTTATGAAATCAATAGATACATTAGTAGAAGATATATACAACTTATTTGAACCAAGTATTGTTAATAAAATAAGTGAAGAAGATTTAGAAAAACATTTAAAAGAGTTTACAAAAAGTGTAACAAACAATATTAAAATTGTTTTAAATGAACAACCAAAGAAACAAAGAAAATTATCTTTGTCTTCTATAGGTAAACCTACAAGACAATTATGGTATGACAAACATTCCAATTCAGAAGCTAGACCTTTAGCTCCATCAACAAGAATTAAATTTTTATATGGACATATACTAGAAGATTTACTTATACTTTTATCTAGAGTAGCAGGACATACAGTTACAGAAGAACAAAAGGAAGTAGAAGTAGAGGGTATCAAAGGACATCAAGATTGTAAGATAGATGGTATATTAGTAGACTGTAAGAGTGCTAGTGGATATTCTTTTAAAAAGTTTGCTAATAATAAATTAGCTGATGATGACCCCTTTGGATACATAGCACAAATATCTGCTTACTCTGAAGGTAATGGTGTTAAAGAAGCTTACTTCTTAGCAATAGATAAACAACATGGTAATATTGCACTAACAAGAGTGCATGATATGGAGATGATAAATGCAAAAGAAAGAGTACAGTATCTCAAAGGTGCTTTGGACTCTAAAAGAGTTCCTGATAGATGTTATAGTGATATTCCTGAAGGTGTTTCTGGGAATAGGAAGCTTGCTATTGGTTGTGTTTTTTGTGCTCATAAAAGAGAGTGTTGGTCTGATGCTAATCAAGGTAAAGGACTTCGTGCTTTCAAGTATGAAAAAGGTCCAACATATTTTACAAACATTGCAAAAGAACCTAGAGTAGAAGAAATATTAGAATGGTAAACAATCATTGGGTGTGGTATAAGAGTGGTAAACCTTTTATACCTAACGAAGATAAGTTTGGTTTTGTTTATATAATAACTAATACTAAAACAACAAAAGCTTATGTGGGTTGTAAACAATATTATATAGGTAAGACTAAAAAAAAATCTAAATGGCAAACTTATGTAGGTTCTTCTAAATATTTAAAAGAAGATATTAAAAAAATAGGTAAACAATTTTTTACTTTTGAAGTAATAGCAGAGTATAAGAATAAAAGAAGTTTACGTTATTATGAAATGCATTATCAAGTAAAATGGAATGTTCTTATTTCTACTATAGAAGGTAGTGATGAACCTGCATATTATAATTCATATGTAGGTGGTAAATTTTATAGACCTATTGAAAGTTATGATGATGTATTTAAACAAAAATTACGAGAAGCAAATTTAGGAGAAAAAAATCCTATGTATGGTAAACCTCGTTCTGAAGAAACAAAAAGAAAAATTAGCAAAACATTAAAGGAAAAAACATGGCAATAAAAACACATATATTAGAAGCAGTTATGTCTCACTACACAGCAGAAAGAGATAAAGCTTTAGCAAATATTAAGATACATCTTAACAATCCTGTAGGTGTAGGTGAACATCCTAAGATTGTAGAAGATGTTATTGAATTAGTACATAAGGCATCTGAAGCAAAAGATGCAATAGATATGTTGATGAATATAGTAAATAATGAAAAAGACAATTGATATATTTTTAGATGTAGAATTTAACAATAAAGAATCTCCTGAAAGAGGTTTATTTTTATCAGTTATACTACAAGCTTTACTAGATGCTACAAGTAAAAAAAGTAAAGTAAATAAAGATAGAGCTATATCATGGTTTTTTTGTAGTGTTGGTGTTACATGTGATAACTTTGAGCAGATTTGTCAACATGCAGGATTAAGTCCTTCATATACAAGAAGCTTTGCGTATAAAGTTATTCATTCACCAGATATAAAATATGTTAGACAAAGAATAAAAAAGATGTTATAATATGGAATTTAATTTATTAACATGTTTTATTATAGGAATATTATTAGGTATGTTTATTGTTTTAATAGCATACTTTTTAACTAAATTATAGGAGAGGATTATGGGATTAATGGATAAAGCTATTGCAGATACAGTCAAAAGTAAAAAAGATTTTAAAAAGATAAACTTAGAAAAAGAAGCTAGATTAGCTACAGAAAGACAAGTAGGTGGAGACCATTACAAATCATGTAAGATACAACCTGTTGATTATATTGTAGAAAATAATCTTACTTTTCTTGAAGGTAATGTAGTAAAATATATTACAAGACATAGAAGAAAAGGTGAAGGAGCTAGTGATATAGAAAAAGTTATACATTATTGTGAATTAATATTGGAGAAAGATTATGG